CACAGAGATTACGAAGCTAACGAAGGTAAGTATGGTGGAAACAAAGGCGATGAGTCTAAGTCCCACAGAGATTACGAAGCTAACGAAGGTAAGTATGGTGGAAACAAAGGCGATGAGTCTAAGTCCCACAGAGATTACGAAACTAAAGAAGGTTCAGTTCGTTCTAATGTTAACGGTAGAATGACTAATAAAAAACCGAATAACTTTCCTAAATCTCTTAAGAGACCGGCACAAAGAAACGAGTCAGTTAATAAAGAAATTGCACAGTTAAGAGAAAAGAATGAAGAGTACCGTAAGGCGCTTAACATCTTTAAAGAAAAACTTAATGAGGTCGCAGTTTTTAATTCTAACTTAGCTTACGCTACTCGTTTGTTCACTGAGCACTCTACGACAAAGAAAGAAAAAATAAATATACTAAGACGTTTCGATGGTGTCGAAACTATTAAAGAGTCAAAGTCTCTTTATAAGTCACTCAAAGAAGACTTAGGTGGAAAAGGACAGTCGGTTGTTACTGAATCAGTACAATCTAAAGTTCAAAAATCACCATCTAATGGTTCTGCGAATAACTTAATCGAGAGCAAAACCTATGAAAATCCACAGTTCTTAAGAATGAAGGATTTAATGGGTAAACTAAAATAAAAATAAAAATTCCAAAAAAATATTAAAATGGGAGCATTATTAGAATCAGGTCTAGTTGGTAACATTGGTCTTAAGCACTTAAAAGTTATCAAGGAGGACACAATCAATAAGTGGGACAAATTAGGGTTCCTCGACGGTCTTAAAGGACACATTAAAGAAAACATGGCGCAATTGTATGAAAACCAAGCGTCACATTTGATAAACGAAGCATCTGCTTCAGACAGTTCAGGTTCATTTGAAACTGTTGTTTTCCCAATCATCAGAAGAGTATTCTCTAAGTTGTTGGCTAACGACATCGTTTCAGTTCAAGCAATGAACTTACCAATCGGTAAGTTGTTCTACTTTGTACCAAAAATTCAAAGTGGTAATGATGGTCCAGGTTCACACAGACAACCATTTGGCGCACCTGGTAACAGCGAATCAGACCCAGCGGCTGGATATGACTCAGGAACTAACCTTTATGATAGATTTTATGAAGGAAGTACACCAAACTCTGACCCAGCTGGATTATTTGATTATTCAAAAGGTCAGTGGAGTGCTCAAACAAAAACTCTTGTTCCTGCAGTATGGAATAACGGTGAATTAGTTGGTACTACATTGGCGTTAGCTTTAGGCGCTGCGGCAGGTACACCTGGTACAGGAGCTGCTGATGGTAACGTTCGCTCGTTAATCTTTGTATTATCAGGATTTAGTTCATCAGGAGCTGGTAAATTAATCGGACCTGATGGAAATGAAATGGATACTGAAGATTTCTTAGCTTCATTAGAAACTTATGAAAACGGAACACCTGATACATATTTTAACTTTAGAGTAGTTACTCAAAAGTACGGTAAAGGTATTGTACAGTATGGTAGTGAGCAAAAAACTACTTTCTATTCAGGTAGTAATCCTGGTCCTGGTGGAAGATACGACGATATCTGTGATGTCACAGGTAAAATCTATTTAGAGTTAGACTTCTCAACACCTGTTGTAGGATGTCCAAACTGTTCAATCGACGGATATACAGGAACCACTATAGCATCAGGAGATACTTTTGACGCTTATTACAGAGTTTATGAAAGTCTTGAGTTTGAAGATAAGATTGGTGAGGTTTCATTTGACCTTGACGCTGTTACTGTTTCTGTTACAGAAAGAAAGTTAAGAGCACAATGGTCACCAGAACTAGCACAAGACGTCTCTGCGTTCCACAACATTGATGCGGAAGCTGAATTGACAGCATTGTTGTCAGAGCAGGTTGCGGCTGAGATTGACCGTGAAATCTTAAGAGACTTAAGAAAAGGTGCGGCTTGGAGTTTAAGATGGGATTACAACGGTTGGAGAAGAATCTCTAACGGTTCTGTGAACTATAACCAAAAGGATTGGAATCAGACATTGATTACTGCAATTAATCAGATTTCAGCTCAAATCCATAAGTCAACTTTAAGAGGTGGTGCAAATTGGGTTGTTGTTTCTTCTGAAATTTCAGCTATTTTTGACGACCTTGAGTACTTCCACGTTTCAAACGCTGCTCCTGACCAGGACCAGTATAACATGGGTATTGAAAGAGTTGGAACATTGTCAGGTAGATATCAAGTTTACCGTGACCCTTACTTCCCACCAAACACAGTGTTGTTGGGACACAAAGGTTCATCATTACTTGATACTGGATATGTATATGCACCGTATGTACCGCTTCAGTTAACACCTACAATGTATAACCCATTCAACTTTACACCAATTAAGGGTATCATGACTAGATACGCTAAGAAGATGGTGAACAACCGTTTCTATGGTAAGATTACAGTTGATGGAGTTAGAACATTTGACTTAAAAGAATTAAGATAATATCTATCTTAATAGTAAAAAGAAAAAGGGAACCAAATCGGTTCCCTTTTTTATTTCTTACAACTTCTACAATTAGATTTTTCGGTCTTACAGATTTTAGAATCTTCACCATATAACATACAACGTAATATCATTAACTCCATTCTGTGTGACTTAAAAATATCGTCATCATTAGATTTATGACCTTTTAAAGTTGCACTTGTAATCTCGGATTGTAACTCAATAATTCTACTCGACAATTGGTTCTTCGTCATTTTTTTCGTCCTCTGATAGAGGTTGTGGAGTAGTTAACGCTCTAATTGCTTTTGACACTACTTCAGACTCCTCTATATCATATATCCCTTTATTGTGTGCATATCTTGCGGCATGTACTAAGCAAAATAATGCTTGGTCTAAATTCATTTCGTCTATAAATTTATTTAACTCATGAGGTTCTCTATAATTTATAGTATTAAATAGAGTATTTACATTTTGATTCTCATTTTCCATACTAATTCCTTTTTTACTAATATTTATTAAAAAACTTAATAAAGTAAATATGGATAGGTATATTTTATCTGAAGATTTAGCCGTATGGTTCGGAAAAAAGAAAAAAAAGAAAGGTTCTAAACAACCAAAAGGTCCTTGGGTTAACATCTGCAAAAAAAAGAAGGGGGGCGGTCACCCGTCTTGTGGTAGAAAAGATTCTGATAAAGGGGGTTATCCCGTATGTAGGGCTGCAGGTGTTGCCGGTAAAATGTCACAATCCGCAAAAGACTCTGCTTGTCAGAGAAAAAGAGAAAAAGAAAAGAAAGACCCACAAACAGGTAAAGGGCAAAAACCGACAAGAATTAAAATTAAGAATCATAAAAAGAAAAAATCAAAAAATGAATCTATGTATCTTAAAAATATAATAAAAGAATCTATTAATAAAAAAATAATAGAAAAAAATATTATTTCAGAAGAAATGAAATATCACATAAATAATAATTTATCAATAACCGATAATATTTTTAGACATGGTAGTGAAAAGTATTTTGAGATTGTAAATGAGGCTAGACATCTACATAAAAATGGATATCGGTTTAATGATTTTGACACTGAGATTTTAGAGTCTGAGGTTGGTACTTTTGTTAAATTAATTAATGGGGATACCGTAGCCTTGGACTTTCCCTTTGAATATGTAAACTTAAATGAAGCTGAGTATAAAGGTAAAAAAGTAAGTTTGAACAAACCTAAGTCAGGTGGTTCAAAAAAATGGTATGTTTACGTAAGAAACCCTAAAACAGGTAACATAAAAAAGGTAAGTTACGGTTCTCCAGTTATGACGGCTAAATGGAATGACCCGGCAGCGAGAAAATCATTTGCCGCTAGACACAGATGTGAAAAGAAAAAAGATAAAACAAAGGCGGGGTATTGGGCGTGTAGGGCTCACAAAGATTTCGGTAAAAATGTATCAGGTAGATTTTGGTAATGGTGTACTCACAAGAAAACATTACAGATAATAAATTCAAACGAGTTTTTTCTTCAGAAGTTTCTGAGAAAGAACTCGTTTGGCATAGAGATAAAGAAAATCGTATAGTGGAAGTATTAGAGGATACGGATTGGTATTTTCAAATGGACAATGAGTTACCTATACCCCTTAAAAAAGGAGTTAAATTTCAAATACCTAAGGAGACCTTCCACAGAGTTATTAAGGGTTCTGGTGACCTTAAAATCCTTATAGAAGAGTATTAAAACCCGTGTTTAGCGGGGGCGACTTTAAAGCTATAAGATTTATCTGTATACGCTTTAGGGTGCATATCACAAAAGTAATCAACAGCCCTATCAAAGGTGGCTGCTTCAGTTTCCAAGATTAATTCATCTTCTTTTAATAACTGGTAAGTTCTGTAGTTAACACGATTCATTTTCAAGATGTTTTTACAAATATAAGATTTATTTATACACTAACAATAATTTCCTGAACATTTTTTCTCACCATCTAAACCGGGCATCGTTCCTTTACATACTTGTACGGCATAACCATTAGCATATGCTGATGGGTAAACCTCATACTTGGATTTTGCTGCGTTAATACCGCGAGAACATAAAGTTGTATCTTTCTTTTTAGATTTCTTTTTAGATTTCTTTTTAGATTTCTTCTTTTTTTCGGAAATAATTTGTTGTATCATTTCAACTAAATCTCCTTCTGTTAATTTAATACTTTTCATTTTTTGTTAACTATTTGAAATTGTAATTCTCGTTTATAGGTATTAACCTCTCTGTCAGTAATGACTTTTATGTCTATGAAATATTCATTAGGTATCTTATCTTTGGTATCGAATATGAAATAGTATCCGCTAGCCGTTCTATTAATATCTGTCCAATCTTGGACTTGTACCTCAGTCATCCCCTCTCTCACATATATTCTATAGTAAGCGTCAACGTGTGTTAATACCTCCTTTGTGGTATATGCCTTTTTTAGTACTACGTTAACTTTTCTAATATCTGTATTTAGTATTTTTTCATCTTGTTTAATTCCATAAAAATCAAATCCATATATCTTAGGTTCATTATCTTCCATTCCTATTTGGTATAAATCAGATAATGAATGTAAAACAAATTGATTTTCTACGTTATTTAACGTTACCCCATTAACTGATATACCTTTCCATGTATCGTAAAACACACAGGGGACTGTAGATGACGTTAAACCGCTAACGTTAACCTCGTACACCCCTTTAGATATTTGACACGTTGTAAGGTCGTTAAAACCACTTACAACTCCCCCTGTGGAGTCTAAGATGTCCACCGTTGGATTTGAGTCAAAACTTTGGGGGTTACCGTATCTAAA